ATCAATTAGTACACTTTCACCATGCTGACTAATTATAGCATTCATTTTACCTTGAGACGATGATAATTCTTCGGCTTTCTTTCCTACCCTATCAATATCTGCTTCATCATAATGTTTTAAATTTTTATAGGTTTTGGTATATGGATATCTGTCATCTTCAATTATGATTTGCATTGTATCATTATTAAAAACACAATCTTCAAAAATCTGACCATCTTTTGCAAATCTCGCCTTAATAATACGAATATTAGCAAAATTGGCTTCCTGTTGTTCTTGTGTCTTAGCAATACTCATAAAAAAATGCGCTTTCTGCATTCTCTTGATACTTCCACCAGTTTGATATGCTTCAACAAATTCAGCACCAATTCCACTACGATTACTTTGAATCGCTGTCCAAGCAGGTATATTAAAATCTGCTGCAAGTGCCTCAAAACCTTTAACAATTGTAAGTTCTGCTTCATTTCTGTTTGGAGTTTTCTTATGACTTTCCAAACAATCGAGATAATCAATCACCAAAATATCAAATTTGAAACCCCATTTCTTCTCATAACCCAACATCCAATTACGAACATCTTTCATTGTGGTATCTTCTTGACTAAATCTCTTGACAAGAAGTCTACCCTTACCTTCTAAAGATTTGGCTTTCGCATTAGCAATCGTCAAGACTCTATCATGTTCATCATCTTCACCAAGTTTACTTAATGCCGATTCTGCCCAAATCACATAATGTTTACGCTTAATTTCATCTTTAGTATCTTCAAAAACAATATGAGCAACATTCTTTTCTTGCTCATATGCTGTATTTGCAATGATTGTAAGTGCAGTAGTTTTACCAACTCCAGACGGAGCAAGAATAAGACCAATCTCACCCTTTCCAAGACCACCATCAGTAAGTTCATCAATAGCACCGATTCCCGTTGGTATTGTTTCACGGTATTCTTTACGAAGTGCTTTCTCAATACCTTCAATTAATGATTCACAATCATCATCTTCCTCACCAATATGTGAAATTTTTTGAAATTTTTCTTCAATAGCAGTAATTGTATATTTACTTTTAATATCACCATTCTTAACCTTATCTTGAATATGTTCTGCAATTTTACGATATTCTTGTTGTTTAATAAAAGCAGTTGTTGATTTCTGAACCACATCACCATCATAAAGCATTTGCTTATTGATAATTCTTTCATTCCAAAGTTCAATGCGTTTAATTACAGCAAATAACGATTCTTCTTCAATAAGATTATTTGGTGTTTTGTATGTATTAATTGCCTGATGAATACTCTGATTCTGAAGATTTGGAACTTTATCAAATTCTTTATAATATTCCAACATAATAATGAATAACCTTTTCAGATTAGGGTCATCGAAATATTCAATTGCTAAATCAGGTATTATTTTTTCTGCGAATTCTGGTTCAACTAACAATTGCCAAATTAAACGTTGTTGAAATTCAGGACCGAGATATGCTGTTAATGTATTTTCTCTATTTTCTGTCATTTAATTTCGTCTGAGTCTTCTCAACATATCTGCTCTTTTAGCAGGATGAAGTTCTCTAATTTGATTAATCGACAGACCTTTATAATTGATTAAATCATAATCATCCCACATATTTTTTTTATCATTCCTTTTAATTTTCGCTTCAATTGTATCTACAATATCAATTACGACATATGTTAAATCAAGAGATTGTCTTGCAACTGGATTAAATCCATTAACAAAAAACTCACGTTCAACAATCGGATTTTCATTAATATAAAGTCCAATTTTACAAGGAACACCACGAATCGTTTTATTTTCAATTTGTTGTACAATTGGTTGTGGATTATAACGCATTTCATTTCTCCACTGTCTTGGATAAGTATTAATCATTTTTTGATAATAACCATACAAATCATATTTATGATATTCTGACTCACTATTTGTGATATCGAGTCTTCCGACTTCTGCAATCACATTATAACTTCGTCTCGATAAAATTTTCTGTAATCTAATAATTGAACGTGGAAGAATATCTCTTATATCAATTGAATACCTTGTAAAAGGATTAAATTTATCGGCATTAAACATTTTTTCACATAATAAAACATCGCCTTGAGTAAGTACAAATCTAAACACATTATTATTTTCTTTTTCATTCATTTTTTGGTAATTTTAAATTATTAATTGTGGACACAAATATAAAGAGAATACATCAAATATGAAAGAATTTTTATAAACTTTTTCTAAAATTTTTTTTATATTCCTTAAGTAATTGTTGTTCATATGCAATAACAGTATAAAATGGTAGAACATATTCTCGAAATGTACTTCCATAGATAGTTAAAAACTCATCATCCATCATCATTTTATAAAGATTTGTGCTTCCCCTATCTTCATCAGATAATGGTATTTCAAGTTGAGCAAGTTCTTCGATTGCTTCTTCATTAAGTATAGGTTTTCTAAGATTTGTAAGTTGAAAATTTATCTTAAGTTTTTCCACTCCCTCTGGTGAAACTAGATTTCCTAATGCTTTTAATGGTTTCTTTTTATTTAAGACTCGTTCCTCATTAATCTGATCTGCACGTTTACAAATTTCTTTAACTGAAAACGTTTTAAATTTTAATTCTGGTATATGTTTTAATAATGTTGGTTCTTTAACACCACCAACACCAGCAATATTATCAGCAGCATCTCCCCCAATAATTTTAACTACCAATGCATTGGTATAATGATGATTGAAATACATCATGTAATTAGTTTTCGTAACTGGTTGATCAATATTGGGAAAAATTATTGTTATATTCAAATCAAGTAATTGTGCAAAATCCCTGTCATTTGAATATATAAAAATTTCTTCCTTATTATTATGGTCAAGACAATATTTGGCTATAAGATCATCTGCTTCAATATCATCAACTTCAATTTGTCTTAGCCATAGTTCTTCAGCATATGCTTGAATGGTCTTTTTTTGCTTAAGAATTGATTCATTCTTTGCCTCTTCTCTTCTGATTTCAGCAGCATTCATCTCAATCCTATCATGCCATTTCTTTGAAACACGATTGGCTTTATATGCTGCATCAATTCTATGACGATAAATTCCCCCTCCTTGACCATCCCAAATTATGATCGTCTTGTTAATCATGTGATCTTTAATTAACTTACGGGTTGTGGTTAAAAATGAGTATAATCCACCTATTTTGCCAAAAGACTTTGTTTCAATATCTTTTGCCCCATGAAAAGAACGTTTTAATAAATAATTACTATCAACTAATAATGTACGTGTCTTCATTTTCACATATGTTTACAAACATCACCTAACCATTTATTTCTCCATGCTGCATCATATGCACCTGAAGAATTTCTGGCAAAGTCTGTTCTTGTTTTATATTTTAATGCTTCTTCTTGACAATTTTCTTTTATCCAATATCCTTCATACTTTCTATAAATTAACATGTGTTCAGTGATTTCGTTAAGCCAACCATGTTTATGTGCTGCATCATATGCACCAGAAGAATTTACTCTAAATTGATTTCTTGTTTTATATTTTAATGCTTCACTTTGACAATTCAACCTATTCCATTTAATCACAGAACCACCAATTCCACCCGTTTTAATTAGATTTAAAATATACCATCCTTCTTTTTTATATTTATTAAGATATTTATTCTCTAAAATAATTGCCTCACCAACTGGAATATAATTTGTTAATTTAATTATTTGTGGAATTAATCCAGTTTTAATAATATGTTTTATCACTGAACTCTTTTTTTCCCTATTCATATTTAAATGGTCTAATTTCCTTTCTTCAAAATTATATGTTAACCCAACATATACATAATTATCTGAAAATTCACAAGAGTAAATAGATTTATTATGCCTATTTCCAATTTTTCTCATATGAGAACATATTTCATCTAACCATCCATTTACTCTTGCAACATTATAACCATGAGAAGAATATTTGGCAAATGAAGTCATTGTTTGATGATTACTTGCTTCGAACCTACAATTTTCTTTATCTTGCCAATATTTATGAGGTTTTCTGGTTTTCATCTATTTTTTCGATTCTTCAGTTCCCTGTGCTTTTTCAATAAGAACTTTGCTTTCCTTTATCACATTTCCTTCATCATCCATATCATTGGATTTAATTGTAATATCTTCAGCATTTAAAGTTTGATCTCCAAGAATATTACGAAAATGTAAAATATGTTCCTTCTTATATTTATCAATATTTTCCTTATCAGCATAAATAAAACCATGAGGTGTTGAAGCAATTCTACCTTCTAAAGAAATTCCACCCAATGCACCATCAATATGATTCTTAGCAATATTAACTTTGTTTTCAAATCCGAAATTAACATCACGTGTTTTACTTATCGCTGTAACTCTTTTAGTTCCATGAGTAAGTATTCCACCGAAATTATAAATCATTCTTGCTCCGAACCACCAAGTTTCACCACCTTTGTGTTTAACCACCTTATTCAT